TGTTGTGGCGGCTGCACTGATTGCATGACCTCCGGAGTTAATCAAAAGGATAAAACCACTCTGTCCCGAGGTGTGGTTAGTAAAGGTTAACGCACCAGCACCGGCAGGTGTGCATTGGAAATTATTAGTAACATCTTGATCCAGGGAAAGATCATTGTCCGTGGTAACTGTGCCTCTAAACGGAGCGGTCAGTGTATCGGCTGTGTCTGCTTTTAGAATATCCGCATCAAATGCCTCTACGTTGGTTCCAATAACAAGACCTAAGTTTGTTCTAGCGTCTGCTGCGCTTGAGGCTCCTGTGCCACCATGAGTTACCGCTAAGTCATTTGTCAACGTTAACGTTGCAATTGTTACGGCACTAGGCAGACTTACCGTTAATGTTTGTCCACTTGCCGCAGTTGCTATCTCATTTGAGGTTCCAGCAATGGTAAGTGATTGAGAATCTAAGTCTACCGCGCCCGTACCCGAACCACCTGCGAAGTCAAGATCTTGAGCCGTGACAGTACTGTCTACATACGCTTTAATAGATTGTTGCGTAGCCAACGAAGTGGCGCTGTCAGAAGCCATATTGTCTTCATCAAGAACCGCTGTAACAGAGACAGCACCGAGACGCAAGCTATCGAAATAAGCATTATTAAACACATTAGCGGCAACAGCACCAGCGCCGCCACCATCGAAGTAAACCACGGCAGTAGTTCCTGCTGGAATTTCGTAATCATTGGAAGCATTATAAGTTCCTTGAAAGACTAAAATACTGCGACTAGCCGTTAGCGAGTTCCTAATGTAGACTATTTTTTCAGCATCATTTGGGGTTAGTTGAACAAAAACTGTTCCGCCTAAATCTCCTCCATCGGCAAAAATAATCAGCCGGTTTCGTCCATTAGACGTGCTTCCATCTGTAACAGGGAGCGCATTAGGCGACCCGCTGCTTCCAGTAGCAATTAAGGTTATAGTAACTTGCCCGTCTAAAGCAGCATCAACTAGGCTAAGATTCGTGTTGGTTGTGGCCCCCCAGGTTCCGGATTGTTCCCCGGTGGCTATGAGCTCAATACCGTTATTAGTCGTATATGTACTTGGCATTTTTTACACCTTATTATGCTGCTATTCTTTCCCAGTTGGGAACTTGAGCGGGCTGTATGGTACTATAGCTTGGATTTTGGTTTGGTACAATATTTCCCCAAACCAATGCGTTACCCACCGAAGTGGTCATAAACAATCCTGTAACAAATATTTTTACGCCACCTTGACCTGTGACCGAACCTACCGCCGATGTGGCGGAAACTCCAGTAGTTGTTACAATTGCTGCGGCAGTTACCGTTACACCGCCAACTGCCGAGGTAGCCGCTAACCCGGTAACTGGTACATTTGATTCACCTATAACCGTTACAGAACCAAAAGCACTTGTTGCTTGAAGCCCTGAAACAGTTGCTTCAGCGTTGGCTGAAGCAGTAACCGCACCTACTGACGCGGTTAAGCCTGTTAAAGCGTTATCCTGACCCCAACCGCTGTCGCCCCAAGCAGAAGCTGAACTATCCCAGCCTTTGTAAGCGGCAACAACATCAGCCATTACGCGATCCTTATAATGGCATTACTTGCGTCAGCAGTTGGAAAAACAACCGTAAAGTCCCCCGTCGTAGAGGTTTTATCTGACCCAAAATCAAGCACTATTACCGAAGGATTGGTTAAAGCAATGGACGTTGTGTTAGGCGTACTGTTGTAAATCAAAGCGCCTCTAGCTGTAATACTAGAGGACGACCACGTTTCATCGGCGAAATCCGTAAGTGCGGTAGTGCCACTGACGCTAGGGTCTACATTAGTCAAATCCTGACCACCTGCCGAATACCCTGTTCCGCTAGATTCATTAGTAGCCGCGTAAGCCGTTGTAGACGCATCTAACGTAGCTGATGAGGTGTAAAGCGCTATTTTTAAAGTGTCCCCTGTCGAGGAATCAAAGTCGTGTGCGCCAAACATTAATTCTTTTTTAAAGGTGGTACACATGAAATTACCGGTAAAAGCCATGTTACATTCTCCTTATTAATTCAGCTAAATCTTTATGTCCCGCATCTAATAAAGCATTATAAACTGTAGTTCTATCACTTTTAATGGCTTCTCTCATATAAACAGATAGGACCTTAATTAAATGATTTTTAAAAACCCGTGCTTGATCGCGTATTATCGGATTTGCGGTATCTGAAATTGATATTACTTTGTCTGCACACCGTTCTGCAACTTCTTCCGGAGTAAAACCCCTGTTTTCAGTTGTTTTTACATCTACTTTAAAAGTAGGCGCAATGTCTAAATGCAAGGCTGAAATACTCATTGTTTAGCCCTAATAATTTTTCCAACCCTATATTCATCCGTAACTTCTTTAGCTTCACCAAACATTTTCATACCCACTAAAGCTTCCCCAAATCTTTTCTCATAAAGCGCTACCAAGTCTGGCTCACCTTTCATATAAGTATACGCTTCTAACAAACTTCCATAAAGCATGGCAATTTGAGCGTTTTCACTTAACCAAGTAGTGCCACTATCGGAACCCGCCGTTAAACTAGCGGGTCTATAAAAATAATGTAATTCAATAACGCTTGCTGCGTTTGGAGTCGGACCTATAATAAAGTTATTTATGTCGAAAACCGCATAATACCTAGGATTACCTGTAGTAGCGGCATTCGGGTTAAACGATTGTACAAAATCGGTATCTTTAAACTCTAAAAATTGATGATCGCTATTAGCGTCTACAAAAGACAAAGAAAACGGAGCCAAAAAATCAGAAGGACAAGCTAAATATTTATTGCTAGAAGACAACGTTCCACTGACATTTTTACGAAATAAGCTTAATTGAACGTTCTTTAAAATACGTTCTTCCGCCTGTTGAATAAAAATAGTTAAGTTAGTTACAAACGAAGTCTCATCGTTGTCCGTGTAATCCTGTATCGCTTGTTTTAACTGAGCATAAGTAAAACTCATGAGGTAGTCACCGTAACCAAACCAATTTGCGTAAATCCTGTGGCTGGCCTTAAATTTTCATTTTCTACAGTAGGTATTCCAACATAGACATCCATAGGTTCTACCCGGTCTGGTCTGGCGTTTTTTAACGCTTGTGGATCTACCACTTTTCTAAAAGGGCCTAATTGAGGGTGCTTGGGCTCGTATTGATCCGGACCGACTAACAAGCCATTCCACTCTTTCCGCATTACTTTGTACCGATATCTTAACCCCGATCTATCGCAGATGGCCCAAGAGTTTTTACCTGAGGCAAACTTAGCCATTACCTGTAGTAACCAACATTAGGTACAACATTAAACGAAGCTCTGTCCCGATCTTCTTCAGCGGCCCTTTGAAACTCTTCTTCATAAACACTTTTCAATAAGGGTGTTCTTTGTGGGTTTTTCTTCAAAGACAAATAATAAGCTAACCCTGCGGCAAGACACGGGTAAAACCTAAAAGGCATGTCCATCGTATTCGTGTATATATCCGCATCGTCCATACGGGTAAGCGCATCGTAATACACGGTATAGGTAGTGCTACTATCCGGAACAGGCCACAATTTTAAATTTGGCGTTATTTGTCGGTCTAAGAAAAACTGATTAGGTCGTCCTGTGCTCGTTTTTGTAGGTATCGTAATGTAGTCATCTCTACTTAAACGAATAAGAGAGTAATCTGTGTCAGAAACCCGAACAACAACACTTAAAACATCAATCACATCCGAAGACAGGTTATATTCGCCGTCATTCGCCGTCAAAGTTAAAGATCGTTGTTTAATAGTCCATTGATTTAAACCACGATTAGACCAATCAGCAAGCATTAGATTAAGAGAACGTTTAGCTGTCTTTAGGTCGTAACCTGTCCTAACCTCTAAGCCACAACGCTCAAAAGCTTCTTCGATGTAGTCGGCCACATCTAACTCAAAATCTTTGCTCCCTGAAGTAGCCATAATTAAGCCTTAACTAGTTTATAACCTTTTTCTTTAGCTTCTTTACGGAGTTCGGATACAGTCATTTTTGACACATCTCCGCCTTCTTTCATTTTCTTAACCATGCCACCACCGCGCATCTTTTTAACCATACCGCCGCCGCGCATCTTTTTAGGGGCCATTGCCATTTTCTAATCTCCTGTAAAGTTCTTCTCTACGTTGAAAAATATGAGAAGCATTATACTCCTCATCATAATTATCATAATACCCGTTTTTCTTTATTCTATGTGATGATTCTTGCAATTTTGACAGCCTTTGAATAAAAATCATAGAGTACTCTACCTCCACTAAGGCTTCAAAATCAGCCTCTTCGGCAAACTCAGTAGCGTCATCATCTGGGTGGAAGCCCATTACCCAAATGTCTTTATCAATAAACCAACCCTTAGAAATAGCCGTATTTAATTCATTTAAATAATCATGAAACTCCTCGGAATCTTTATGATTGTTTAAATCTACTAATATGGCTATATCAAATTTATCGTCAAAACAAGAAATAACCGAATATAAATCTTGGTACGTTTTTTCTTTTTTAAAAACAAAAGCAACCTTATCATTCATCCAGGCTTGTTTTGCATAAGGGCAAGGTGGCAGACCGTTAAAAAACTTGTTTGGCTTTTCTAAAACAGTGCTAGACCAAGACATAATCTCCTGTGCTATTGATTTTTCTAAAGGATCGCCTATAAACTCTAATCGCATAATTAACTAACAGCTCCGCTGGTTAATTTTCTTCTTTTATTTAAAACCGCTCCACAGCCTCTAGCAATAACCGCTCCTCCGCTTTGCATCTTTGTTACTTTTGCCGACGAGGTGTTTGCTACAACCTGCTTGCCTTTAGCGCCTTCTCGTTTCTTTTTTCTTGCAGTAGAAGCTCTTTGTTCTTTACTTAAACTTTTTGCTTTAGCTTTAGGTAAGCAACGATCCGGATTCTTTTTGTTTTTTGACGTACCGCAAGCCCCCGCAATGTTACCGGAGCTATCTATACGAACCCATTCCTCATCTACCCAATCTTGCAACTTACCCATTACTGGCCTGTTCGCTTTCCGCCTTTAGACTTCTTAGCGTAATTTGGATCTTTACAATACTTTGAAGCGGCTAAATTAGCGTAGGCGCTAGGATAAGTATCAAAAGTTCTTTTTGCCCAAGCTTTTCCTTCCGGACATATTTTACTACCCTTTGATTTGCTAGAAACCTCGCCACCTTTTCTATAGTACGTTAATCCGCAAGGTTTTGAGTTTGATCCTGTTTTTACTCTAGATCCCACACTAACCCCAAAGACGATGAGCCATTGGCGTAACAATAATTAAAACAACTAAGAACCACAATTTATTGCTCAGTCCTTTTAAATCCTCTTTTTGCGAATCCAACCGTCTTTCAATGTTCTGATAACGGATGTTACATTGCATTTCATGATGTGCTAATTTACTTAATACTTCTTCAGGGGTAAGTTGATTCATTTATATCACCATGCTTTACAAGACCAATATCGAGCAGAAAAATTGTCTTTGGCCGTATCGCAAGAATGACGCGCCCTAAAACTTTTTCTCCTAGAAGGTTGATCTTTTTTAATAGACATATTCGGATCGCCAAAACGAACCAATTTAATTTGGTCACCTTTTTTAGCTAACACCGCACTTTTCTTAGGTTTACCGGGGGTTCTTTTTGGCTTATTAAAACCAGGAAAAGTTTCTCCCCGATATTTAATTCTTCCGGAAGGAGTTCTGGTCACGTCCTTAGTCATAGCCATTACAGATTATCCCCGCCATCAACTTGTCCACGGGCTAATTGAAACTCAAACGGATCGGAAGTTCCTACAGTGTAGATAGAACTAACTTCACGAGCCATCTGAGCCTCCGTTTAGTTGTAGAACACAGTCACAGCGGTACACGCGGTAAAAGCAGATATATAGATATCTGAAACCCGAATACCATCTGAGGGAATGTTTACTGAGTGTGTATCAGATGCAAGAAAATCCAGATCAAGAACGGTAGCGCCGCCATTACCGTCGGTAATGGTTAGGCGCGGAGTTCCTGTCGTGGTCAAAACCTGTATCTGACGAATTCGCGCAGGACCAACACCAACAGAACCAGTGGCAGTCAAACGCTTTGATCTTACATCAGAACCAGCCATTTAGACCTCCTGTTAAGCTAAGTTGTTGTTCTGAATGTAAGTAACAGTCAGAGTACCAACACCAGCATCAGCGGTAGTAGCACTTGAATCAACATAAATTTCTACGTCTGTTGTGCCAACATCTTCCCAAGCATCTGCGTCAGGAATTGTAGCCTGAGATGCGAGTTTGATAACATTAGCAGTTGAAACTGCAACAGCAGTCGCAAGCTCGTTAGAAGACGCTGTTGTTCCGATGCTGAGAGTCGCAGTATTATCGAATGCAGTTGTCACGAAGACAGTTGCCTCTAAAATCTGTGAGTTGGCTGGAATCACAATGCCTGTTGCAGCAGCAGTTGTACTTTGAGTAATAGCAGCGGATTGTGCCAGTACGGTGAAACCAACATTTTTAACGTCAGAACCAAGAGTGGTTCCTGTTGTGTTTTTAATTGTTCCAGCCTTAATTGGTCCGGAAAAAGTAGTGGTCGCCATAATAATCTCCTGTCGTGGCTAATGTCAGTTGCACCATTGCAACTGTCAGGTTATGTATAGAATACAAAAAAAAAGCACAAAAAGAAAGGGATAGTTTTACCCATCCCTTCCCTTATCTCACAAAATAAAATTTTGTCTTATTTTACAAGA